TTACCCATTCCAGGGCTTACAGTAGTTGCCAGCAACCACTGTAACTTTTTATGTTCTTTTGTGCTGATTTCAAAAAAATCCCTGTTTAGTCTTTCATTGGCGCTGATTAGATAGTAGCTTTCCAATTCCGGACTACCTTGTACACTACTGCCCCAACGTATCATTAAGAATGGGCTAAACTTTTTCTTTTCTTCGTTGGTAAGACTGTCATAGAAGTCTCTTTCCTTTCGATCAAAGGCCAACATTTCATTGGCAATACTTAATTTATCTACTGTCATTTTTTAACACTCAAATAATAAAACATTATAACACGATCTAGCTCTGCTTGTAAAGCAGGATCGGTCCTGGCCGCACGGCGTATGTTTCCCCATAGTTTATTTTCTGCAATGTGTACGTGCAACGGGCGACCGTCTTCGGTCCTTGGGTCTGGCTTGCTATGTCCTACCAGTTCTCTTTCCCTAGGATCTTGTCCTATGTTTCTGGAATATACTGTGTTCCCTCCGTCGGGACTTTCAAATATTTTGTTCATTAAAAATCTCTACTGGTATTGCTATTATATCTTTTAGCTGTTCAGTGTACTGCGACCAATGAGATTGTATAAATGATTTATCTAATCCATCAATTGCTGTAAACAATTTATAATTTAATTGGTCAAAGAAGTTAAAAAATTCTTCTGCTGTGTACCCATGTGCCTTTGTACCAATATCGCCACAAAATTCAAAAATAACAATTGGCCTATCCTGTTTTAAAATCTGCCGGGCGCCTTGCAATATTGGGAAGTCACTGCTTTCTGCATCAACTTTGATTAACTTAACAGGCAATGAGTTAGATTCAAATTCATTGTCAAGCACAATTGGTTTTATCATTGATGATTGCATGCCAGTCAAACTGGCCGCTTGCTGTTTATCAGATAGCAAAGGACTTAGTCCAATAAATCCATATCCAGGCAAATGTTCGCCGCTGTAATATTTTTGTGATTCTGTATTTTTATAACAGGCAACATTGTGTATTAAAACATTTTTTGCGTCAGAGAATCTGCGTTGACAAACTTCAAATGCATGCGGGTCTGGCTCAAATCCAAAAACAAATCCTGATTGATTTGCCAAACTCATTGTGGCAACGGTATCGCCTTTGCTGGTGCCTATATCAATCCAATTGGATTGGCCAGGGTAAACTTGTTTTACCCACTGACAAAACTCCACGAACCAAAGATTAAAATCTCTTTGGTTGCGTTGTTCCTTGTTCATCCATGTCACCATACTTTACTGTAATCGACTACTTCGCTTTGCCTGTTAACATCATTGACAAAAAATGCACACAGTGGTTTGTCAATTCCTTTTTCAAGCGGCACTGCCAAAAACTGTCCAGGTTTGAGTTTGGGAAAATACCATTTAACATCTTGATAAATGTCAACTATTTCAATTGGAAAAAACTCTGGCCTAAAAGAGCCAATGGGATTAAAAGCAAACACACTGAACCCACGATCATTGATACTGGTTAGCGGTACCATTTCCAAGTCGCCCATGTCCTTCTCACCAATTAAAACATGCCAATCCACAGGCATCTTAATTATTTGATTACCGATCTTTAATACAAGTGCAGGGCTGTTAAAACTTTCTAAAAAGATTAAAGGAATAAAAAAATAATCTGGGTTCTTGGGATCGCTGTTGTCTAATACACAAAATCGTAAGTCGTCGACTTCGTCTGGTATCTCATTCATTTCGTATGCTTTGTTTTCTACTGTCAATATTCTCATTTTAATTTATCCATTCTTTATTCATATCTTTTAACACGCAAGCAACATTGCCATGTGTCTATACTTGTGATACCACACTCTTTATAACCATTTTAAACTAAAGAATGTGGCATCTTCTGCATGTTCAAACACAAATGTACACCTATTGTGTTCATATGGTCTTTTAATATTTTGTTCGCACCAATGCATAATATCGACCAGCCGCTTGGGTCGATCACTGAATTGACTTAATACTACTTTGTGCCAACCTATTTGAATCAACATGTCAAACAATATATAAGCGTCAATTTCTGAACACATCTGTTTGGCATGAGTATTTAAGATCTCATCTTCTAAGTCTATTGTTACTTCCATTCAATTTTTTCCACTGTAAAGGGATAATTCGCTTCCTTGTAAAAGGCTTTACGTTTAGTAAGGTGACGCTTTGCAAACTTACACGTCGATGTGATGTCCCAGATTTGTACGAAGTCTTTGTCTTCTGCTTTTCTAATGCCTCGCCCAATACTTTGTATAACCCTTGTAAAGCTCTTTCCGGGCTCCAGAAGAACCAGATTAAAAATCCTAGGGATATTAATACCCACAGCGGCCACACCATAAGTCGCCACAATAATCTTTTTACTAGATGTTGCAACATCGTCATATTCTTCCTTGCGTTCGTTAGCCTTCATGTTTCCTGAAATAAATGCCACGTCTGGTTTATCTTTTAGTAAGCTAAAAAGATTACTCAATTCTATTTGTAGCATCTTGCCTGTTTCAATCCTGTCTACCAATACCAATGTGTTTCCGCCTTCTTTGATTTTTTCTATCAGCCGAGCCAAATATGCCACACGCTCTGATGCTGTGACCAAATATTTTAGTTCACTTTGGTAATCTTTGTATTCAACATAGTCTTGCAATTGTACTACATTTACATGGCATTGTGCAAGATGTCCTGCATCCTGTAGATCACTGGCCGCTAGTTTTCCAACAATTGGACCAAGGCTAGAAAAAATACTGACCTGTGCATAATCTTCTTTGGGTATGGTTCCAGTCAATCCCCAGCGTATAGGAATCTGAGCAAATGCTCCAGTCAATAAAGATTTAAGTGCATCGGCCTTGGCCATATGAACTTCGTCCACCATTACCAACACCACACCTTCAATAAACTCACCAATGGTACATTCTGCTGTGCCATTTTGTGTGTTTTTTAATAGCACGTTCAAACTTTGCCAGGTACAAATAGTATGTGTCTTTCCCCACTCCTTGCGGTCTCCAAAGTACACACCCACGTTTAATCCCAAATTACGATAGTCTGCTTCTGTTTGCTTGACAAGATCTTTGTTTGGAACAATAACAATGCTACGTCCATATCTTTCAGCCATTGTACTCAGTGCCGCGGTCATAATTGTTTTGCCAGCACCGGTAGCCACTTCTTGCACACTTTGCGGATTTTGCAAAAAGCCATTAACTATTTCAACTTGGTAGTCGCGCAACATGATAGGTTCACCGGCTTTGGGATGCCCAACTGGCCAGGTACGGTCTGCAAAGGTATCTTCTGTAATTGGTTCCCATTCAAATTTATTAGAATAGTCTCTGAGGTCAGCAACCTCAACATCATACCCTTCGCTGTCCAAAAAAGGAATAATCTCTGGCAGTAGATTGATGTAGGTACTGCCGCCAAGTTGGAAGAAGGATACTTTTCCATCCCACCTTCCTAGTCTGACTGCTGGCAAATACCGTGCGCCAGGGATTTCGTATTTAAATTTATCAACTAGCTTTTTTCTAGTTGCCAAATCCAAACCTTCACACTTGACGTTTACTTCGTCTTTAATAATTAATTTACATAACATGTTATTTCTTTTTGCTATACACTTCGTGACAACTATACACTATTCTCTCGGCCTTTTGCAACCATAGACTTTTATCTCCGCCATAAATTAATCCAGCAAATGTAATTAACATGGGTATTTGTTTAGGAGTCTGCTTGGTCAGCTTGTGAGTAAAAATTACTTTTACATCTTCTGGGACATTGTCTACTAGTTTGTTGTTTCCCAATTTGAATATTTCTGACGCTGTAAAGTACTTACTCACCAGTTCTTCAATCTTGGAATGTTTTATATCAACCAAATTTGGTTGATAGATGTAGATAGGATATCTATTTGTAGTACGTGCATACTCAAATACTGGACTCAATTCTTCTAAGTCTGTACCTATTTTTATTTCTTTTACTTGAAAAAACTTTTTAATACTGCTGTCTGTGACCAATTGATCTAACAAAGAATCGTCAACTGTGTAGCATAAATTGACACTGGCATCCACTAGTGCAATGCCATCGTTGAACCCAACGTGAGTGTCGACATATTCTATTAGATTTTTTTCAGCATTAATTATAGTGTAGGTATCGTTTTCTTTTGTCAACTTGATTTCAAAATTATTTTTTTCTGCTTCAAGTATCTTGTCCATGAGAATTTGCACACTTGGATCAATTTGAAATTTCTGCGTTTCTGCAAAGGTATAAGCCCAGTTAACATTGGCCTCAGTCAAATTAAACACCCATAGTCTCAAATCTCGGTTGAACTCAACATGGCCTTGTCCTTCGTTGACCCAACTACGCAATTGAGTGATACGCTCTGCATTGTAGGGAAACTTCATGTAAAGATAATTGCCTTCTACCCAGACTTTTTCTTCTCTATCAATTTTACGCAACGAGCGTCTAAAAGATGGATTGGTTTCTATTGGGGCAATGTCCACTCCGTGTTGCGCCAATTGCTTTTTATATTTAATAATTATTTTGCAAGCCAATGGCCCTTGCCCATCACTAAGTGGATGTCCGGTTGCTGTGGTTTCGGCCATTTTGCCAACTACACTGACATCATACCTGGCCAAGTTTATCGAAGGGTCTGGCATAAAAAGATATTGTTTAGCCTGCCCATTGAAGTCTTTGTACCCGGCAATGATCTCAAGGTAGTCTTCAACTGTTGGAAATTGTTTCATTGTGTTATTTTAACACAATGTAGATTGCATAGTCAAAAAAAAGCCCTCCAAAGAGGGCTAAAAATTTGATTGCTTTAGGAGCTAGAAAAAAAGCAATCAAATTGTATCTTATCGGAAGAGGACTTATTGACATTGCCTCTTACGCACACTGCAGGGGTTAACTTACGACCATTTCCTCAACGGTAAAACCTTGCTGTCTCTGTTCATCTGCTTCGTCTGCGGTATCCACAGTAAACAAAAACAAATCACCATCATAAATCTTGTACATGTCAATCCTTGTTAACTATATTGGGTTTAAACAACAAACTGGTCAGGAAAGAGATGCCCCAGGCCTGCAACCAAGTGATTTCTTTGACCACTGTAACTGCATCAACCAAACACCCGTTCCACAACAAGTAAACAGGCAAAGAAAA